CAATCGTGGAATGGTTGTGTGAACGGTCGTTGCGTGATCCGAAATCAGAATGGCCGTTTTGGAAGTTGATACTTTGGGGGGTGTTCAATCCGCTCCGGTTGCGTTGGTTAAGGGACAGGGTGGAATTTGTTCTCGAAACAGCATTGGCAATCCAGCGCGGCGATCACAGGGAGGGTAAAGAATGAACGCATTAGTCAGAATATTCAAACAGCTTCCCGCAGAAGCAGAGCCGCTCATCCTTGAACTGACAAGCCGCATTGAAAAACTGCGTGCACTGGACGACGACGAAAGCCGTCTGGTAGAAGAGGCAATCAGGCGGGAAAAGCGCAGGACATGGCAGGACAAAGGAAGCTTCCGTCATATATGGACCGCAACCGAAGACCTCCTCCTGGCAACCAAAGGCCATACGTCAAAGGGGCTTGAGAGAATCGCTATCGAAATCGGGGTTTCTTATTCCGCTGCAAAAACGCGCCGGTCAAACATCATGAACGGCAAGCGTAAGACGCAACAATGCAATCAATCACTAGAACGGGTAGGGTGACGACATGACACCGAAGCAGGAAGCATTCTGCCGAGCGTATATCGAAACAGGCAATGCATCGGAGGCGTATCGGCTATCCTACAACGCTGGAAACATGAAGGCAGAGGTTATTCATGTGAAGGCTTGCGAACTGCTGTCAAACGGTAACGTAGCGGTAAGGGTCAATGAACTGAAAGCAGAAGCCGCAGAGCGTCATAAAATGACCGTGGACGACATAGCACAAATGCTGAAAGACGACCGGGAATTTGCGCGGGAATGTGAAACGCCGGGGCCTGCTGTCACTGCCACTATGGGACTTGCCAAGCTATTCGGCCTGCTGACGGACAAGCAGGAAGTTTCGGGCAAGGACGGCGCGGCTATCAAGTTTGAACAGGTGCAAAATGATGCAGATGCTTTCACCAGCGCAATTGCTGGCATCGCTTCCAGAAAGTGAACGCGAGGCCGAGCTGGCTAAACTGACACCGGAAGTAAAAGCTGTCCTCAAATACCATTGGCCATTCTGGGCAAGGCCTAACCAACTTGCGCCAGAAGGCGATTGGTCAACATGGTTGATCTTGGCGGGCCGTGGCTTCGGGAAGACAGAAGCAGGCGCGCAATGGGTGCATGAACGGGTGAAGACCGGTGCGAAAAGCATAGCTTTGATTGCGGAAACCCAAAAGGACTTGGAAGAAGTCATGGTTGCGCGTCTGGTGAATATCTGCCCCCCAGATCAAAGGCCCGCAGTTAGATACAAGCCTGTCAGAATAACATGGCCGAACGGCGCGGTAGCTTTAGGTTACAATGGCAATGAACCGGACCAGTTGCGCGGCCCTGAATTTGACACTGCGTGGTGCGACGAGTTGGCAAAATATCGCTATGCGCGTGAAACATGGGATATGCTGCAATTCACCATGCGCAAAGGAAACGACCCGCGCGTTTGCGCAACGACTACACCGCGTCCTATCCCCATCATTCGGGAATTGATGGCTGACAAGCGAACGGTGGTCGCGCGCGGTAAAACAGTAGAGAATGCGGATAATCTAGCGCCGTCATTTATGGACAACATGCGACAGAAATATGAGGGAACGCGGCTAGGGAGACAGGAGTTGGAAGGCGAGATTCTAGACGATGTTCCCGGCGCGCTGTGGACTAGGGCAATGTTGGAGATAGCCAACACGGATAGCCTGCCTGAAATGTCGCGCGTGGTGGTTGCGGTTGACCCTTCAGGAACTAACGGCGATGATGATGGCGACGAGATCGGGATTGTCGTAGCGGGCCGTGGTGTCGATGGCAGGGGCTATGTGATTGAAGACCTGTCTTGCAAGTTATCGCCGGACGGTTGGGCTAGAAGGGCTATACAAGCCTATTACAAGCACAATGCGGATAGGCTGGTGGCAGAGCGCAACTTTGGCGGCGCGATGGTCGCTAGCGTTATCAGGACGGCTGACAGGAACGTCAGCTTCAAAGAGGTAACCGCTTCACGCGGCAAGGCTGCAAGGGCAGAGCCTATCGCGGCTCTTTATGAGCAAGGCAGGGTGTCGCATGTCAAAGGCCTATCGGAACTAGAAGACCAAATGACGCTTATGACAATGGCGGGTTATGCTGGCGACGGTTCCCCCGACCGTGTTGACGCTCTTGTGTGGGCGCTGACAGAGTTGTTGCTGACGCACCAAATAGCGCCAAGGGTAACGGGGCCGGTGGTTATCCCGTCGAGTAGCATGGTCGCAGGCCGGTAAGACGCAACCAAGCGCAACAGCGCCAACGGCTATAATTAGCCCATGTGTCCGATGAAGTCCTAGAAAGAGCGCTGCGCCGTTTTGATGAGGCTGCAAACCCTCAATTGGAAATGCGCGCCTTGTCTTTGGCAGCCCGCCGATTTGCAACCATCCCCGGAGCGCAATGGGAAGACGACGGTTGGGCAGAGCAATTCGAAAAGTCCATTCGTATCGAAGGCCGCAAGATTCAACGGCCCATCCGCAAGATCGAAACCGACTACCGCGAAAACCGTATTATTCCCGACTTCCGCCCTGACGGCAAGGAAGCGGACCAAGAGACAGCCGACGCACTGGACGGCTTGCACCGCGCGGATAGTTATGAGTTCAAAGCACAGCAGGCGCGGGACAATGCATTCTCGGAAGCTGTCATGGGCGGCTTCGGTGCGTATCGCTTGGCCTCGGTTGATGAAGACGAATATGACCCCGACAATGACCACCGCAGAGTCAATCCCGGCCTGATAATTGCCGACGCTGACCAGAAGGTTTTCTTCGATCCCCAAGCGGTGCTTTACGATAAGTCGGACGCACGCTTTGCCTTTGTCCTAACCGCCTACACGCGCGACGGCTTCAAGGATGAATGGGGCGAAGATAAGGTAGTTTCATGGCCAGAAGGCGTTACGAAACGTCAATTCGACTGGTATGCTACCGAACTGGTTTACGTTGCTGAATATTATGAGAAAGAGGACAAGCACGAAGTCTGCTACGTCCTTGACCACCAGCAGACCGGCAAGAAAGAGAAGTTTTGGGCATCGGACATTGAAGGCGATGTCAAGGAATGGGTTGACGCAAAGAAGCTTGCTGGCTTCAACGTAGTTGAGAAGCGTAAGAAGCGTTGCCGCATTCACAAATATATCCTGTCCGGTGCCGAAATGCTTGAGGACAAGGGCCGGATTGCAGGGCAATACATCCCGATTGTCCCTGTATATGGCAACCGTGCATTTGTTGACGGCATGGAGCGCTTTTGGGGCATTGTGCAGCCGAATATGGACCTTGTGCGGGTTTACAATAGCTGCATATCCCGCCTTGCCGAAGTCAACGCAACGTCACCAAATGAGAAGCCTATCTTCACGCCTGAAATGGTGGCAGGCCATGAAGATAGCTGGTCGCGTCAGCATATCGACCGTCTTGCCTATGGACTGATTAACCCTCTCACCGATCCCAACACAGGGCAGATCGTGGCAACGGGGCCGCTGGCTTACATAAAGCCCGCTGATATGTCGCCTGTCCTTGCGGCGCTGTTGCAGATTGTAAGTTCTGATCTGTTGGAAGACGAACAGGACGGTGCGGACACGGTGAAGGCAAACACCAGCGCGGAAGCAATGGACATTGCCGCCATGCGGGTTGACGCAAAGTCTGGTGTTTATCTCGACAACATGCGGCAATCAGTCCAGCGCGAAGGTGAAATTTACCTAGGCATCGTTTCGGAGGAATATACCGAAGAAGGCCGCGAAATGAACACCATGTCGGAAGACGGCGATGATGGCCAGATAATCCTCATGGAGAACACTTCGGAAGGTGGCGAGAACCGCATTCGCCACGATCTGACGCGCGGCAAGTATAAGGTTATAGCCAGTGTTTCGGAAGCAACGGCAACGCGCCGGGATAAGACCGTTCGGTCTTCTTTGCACATTGCGGAAGTCTCTTTGAATGCGGGTGACAACGAAATGTCGCAGGCCGCTGTGATTACTGCCGTCACGAATAGCGATGGCGAAGGGATTGACGACCTGAAGAAGTTTGCCCGCAAGCGTGGACTAGCGATTGGGTTGTTTGAGCCGAATGAAGAAGAACAGGCCGAAGCTGCCAAGCAGCAAGAGGGGGCAGAGCCAGACCCGACCACCATCCTTGTTCAGGCACAGGCCGCCGATCTCAATGCATCGGCAGAGAAAAAGACCGCAGAGACGGCAAAGGCTGAAGCCCAAACGCTTCAGATCATGGACGAACTGTCCACTCCAAAAGTAATTCGGATGGGCAATCAAGCCCGCTGATAGGCCCCCTGACAGCCTATGTCAGAGAGGAGTAAATATGGAAGACGAAGACGTAACCGACGATCTTGTTCTCGACGACATTGATACCGACGATCTTGACGCTGAAGAGGAAGAAATCACCTTTGGCGATGAGCCTGAAACCAAGCCGATAGCTGAAATCCGCAACGCCTATAAGGACAAGGCGCGGGAAGCTGCTGAATTGAAGCGGCGCGTTGCCGAGTTGGAAGAGAAGGTGCGGCCCAATCCTATTGAGGTTGGTCCTAAGCCGACACGCGAACAGTTCGACTATGACGACGACGCCTATGACGAGGCGGTGGACAAATGGCATGAAGACAGGGTTGCAGCACAACAGCAGCAAGCCGAAATCGCAAAGCCCGATGAAGAATTGCAGCAACGCTTTCAGCAGAAGGTTGAGGCTTTCAAGAGCGGGGTTGCAACGCTTGGTTTTGCCGACGCGCAAGACAAGGTCGATGGCGCTCTTGCTGTTCTGAATGTCGCGCAACAGTCGGCAATCGTGAAGGCGGCGAAAGACCCATCGTATTTCGTTTATGCATTGGGCCGCAATCCCGAAAAACTGGCAGCCCTTGCCGAGCAAAACGACTTGGCTGAATTTATCGCTGAAGTTGTAAGATTGGAAATGAACATGACGACACGCAAACGCCCTGCTGCGGATACGCCGGTTTCGGGCAACGCTCCGGCTGCGGTGAAATCAACCAACAAGGTTGAAGAGAAACTCATTGCAGAAGCGGAAAGGACGGGTGACCGGACAAAGTTAATCCGCTGGCGCAAGGAGCAGCGCCAAGCCGCGTAAGACGCAACCAAGACAAGGCGGGTGTTGCATTCCATAAGTGCGACACTCGCCGCATTCCAGCGACCTCCGGCTGAAACGGGAGAGCCAAGGCGAGATTGGCTCAATTCGTTTTAACGGAGATTTTTCATGGCTACTTCATTCACAAAAGAAGAGCAGGTGATGTTTGATAAGGTCATCGAGGGTTTCGATGATCTGCTTGTCATTTCCAAGGGTTTCGAACTTTACGATCCGCTGTCTTCACAGGAAGCTGTAAACGCTGGCGACAAATTTTGGGTTCCCGCCCCGATGATTGGTTTTAGCTACGATGGCTTTGACCAGTCGGCAAACTTCGACGGCCTGACGCAGTTGAATGTCCCTGCATCGGTTGGCTACCACAAGGCTATCCCAAAGACGCTTTCCGCAAAGAACCTTCGCAACACCTATGCGATGGATCAGATGGGTAAAGCCGCCAAGCAAAAGCTGGCAAGCGATGTTAATATGGCCTGCTTCAACACGGCTGCGCTTTATGGCTCGGTTTTCTCGAAGCGCACTGCTGCCGCAACCGGCTATGACGATGTTGCAGACCTTGATGTTCGCTTCACCCGTATTGGCGTTCCGCAGGATGGTCGCAAGGCGTTCTATAGCCCTTCGGTTATGAATGCGATAGTGGGCAATCTTGCTAGCCGTTCTGAAGACAGCAAGCGTTCAAAGGATGCGTACGAAAATGCGTTGATTCGCCATGATGTTGCTGGCTTCGAAGTATTCAAGAACGATCAGGAATTGTCCTTGGCTGCTGCAACTGGTGGCGCGATCCTTATCAACGGTGCAAACCAGCGCACTGTCCCGGCTGCTACCAGCACATCGGCGGGCCTGACGGAAAACAAGGACAACCGCTACACCGACTTGGTTGTTGACGGCGGCACCTATGCCAACGTCAAGGTTGGTGATGCGTTCACGATTGCGGGTGTGTATGAAATCCACCTCATCACCAAGCAATCAACTGGCGTTCTGAAATCGTTCCGCGTGATCGACAAGCCAGCGGCCAACACAATTCGCGCTTATCCCGCGATCATTGACGCGGCTGAAGGTTCGATTGGCAGCAAGGAATACGCCAACGTATCGGCAACTCCTGCTGACAATGCGGCTCTGACTTGGTTGAACACCACGGCGGCTCCGATGAACCCGTTCTTCCGCAAGGAATCGCTCATCCTCATTCCGGGCAGCTACACGGTTTCGCCCGATGATGGCTGGGACGTTATGCGCGCGACGACTGATTTGGGTATCGGGATCACCTACACCCGTCAGGGCGCAATCAATGATCTTAGCGTTAAAGCGCGTTGGGACATCGACTTCGGCACTGCCTTGCTCAACCCCGAAATGGCGGGCTGCCAGATGTTTGGCCAAGTCTGATAATGTTGGCGGGGGTTTCGGCTCCCGCCTTCATCAAAACCCTGTCCGCAGGGCTTCGGTGAAGGGAACCCAATGACAACCTTAGCGCCTGTCGCCTACGGTGGACGAACAAAGAAAGCCGTTATTGAAATGGCTTTTGAGGAGCTGACGCTATCCGGCTTCGAGTTCGACTTGACCCCGGAGGAAATCTACAAGGCATTGCGCCGGCTCAATATCCTAATGGCAGAACCGCCGTTTGATACGATGGGTTACA